TATATAGTGTATATATAGGGAAGTAAGCCAACAATCACGGGGAAAAATCATGTACACCACCCCTGTAAATAGGGTGTATATGCTGTACATTAAACAAGGAGAAAACAATGAAATTAAGGGATTATCAAAAGGAAGCGATTGAAATCGCTGTGAATGCTGAAGGAAATTGTCTGCTGACGGCTGCGACCGGGGCTGGTAAGACGATTATTTTCTCAAAGATTATAGAAAACCTTAAANATAACTGGAGAAATGTCCTAGTTTTAGCCCATCGCAAAGAACTTGTAAAACAAGCAAGGGACAAGTTAAAGGCTTCTACTGGGCTTGGGGCTTCAATCTTCTCGGCCTCATTGGGTACTAAGAATCTGGGGGACATCACAATCGCCTCGGTCCAGAGCTTAGCTAGATATGAGGGAGAGCTTAACTTCGATGTGGTGATTGTAGATGAAGCTCATAAAATTCCGCCTCCTGATGTGGAGTCTCAGTATGGCAAAGTGCTCAAGAAATTGGGCTGTAAATTGATTGGCGTAACGGCTACGCCTTACCGATTGAACCAGGGCTATATTTACGGAAAAGGCCGATGGTTTAAAGATGTGGACTTTGATATATCTACCTCAGAACTGATCAGTATGGGATTCTTGGTCAGTTTCGTGCATAAGGTGACGCAGAGGCTAGACCTAAGCGAGATCAAAGTTACAGCCGGAGAATATAATCAGGGCCAACTTGAGGGCGAAATGGTGAAAGAAGTTCACCTCGACGCTCTAGAAAATGATGTTGAAAAGTACGCCTCTGATAGAAAATCGATAGTGATATTCGCGACCTCAATTCTACACGCTGAGATGATTCATGAAAGAATTGGCGGGGAAATCGTACACTCAAAGATGAGTACTGAGGAAAGAGACTCTGCTTTGATGAGGTTTGATTCAGGTGAGAGCCGGTTTATGACTAATGTGGATGTGCTAACAGAGGGCTGGGATTGCCCTAGGACTGATTGTGTACTGTTGGCGAGGCCTACTCAATCGCCGTCTTTGTACGTCCAGATGGCGGGGCGCGGGCTTAGATTGAGCCCAGAGACAGGAAAGAAAGATTGCTTGATTCTGGACTTGGCAAACAACGGGCGAGAGCATGGCTCGATAACAAATGTGTACGTTTGCGACGAAAGACAGAAGACCGGTACCAATAAAGAGGCTCAAGAAAAGATTTGTGATGAGTGCATGAGCTTGAATCCGCCAGGGTCCAGCGTTTGCCTTCAGTGCGGCCATTCGCTTGTCGAGAAAGTTGAGGTGGTTTCAAAGGTTGCTGATTATGAAATGGTTGAGCTGACGCCAGAGTACTGGGAAGCGACCGGGGGCTCTGCTGAACATAGCAAGACCAGGGCTGGCGAGGATTGCGTTATATTGACGGTTTGGCTTAAAAGAGGGACCCAAGAGCGCTTGATTCGGCACTGGTACCTCAAGAAATGGTCTATTGAGTACCAATTTAAAAAGATTGTCCGGCGCTTCACTAAGTACAATGCTGACAAGATGACGCCTGATATATTCGTCCAAGGCGTGAATAGTGGGAAGCTCTTCCCTATCAAAGAAGTTGAGATATTTGAGAAAAAATCAGGATTTTTGCAAATTAGGGGTTTCTAAATAGAATCACTGGTTACAATAGGTAATATCAAGTCACAAGGAGAAACATGACAAAGCAAGATAGAGTAAATTTGAGCATCCTTCGGGCCATTCGTAAGAGGAGGGTGAAGAAATGACTGATAACGAAATAAAGCTAGAAATTATTAAACGTGTGCCTTTGCTTATTGCTGTTCATGGGGCTCAGAATGTTGGGTGCGTGTATTATGAAAAAAATCATGGAGAATATTGGTTCGATGATGACCATTCAGAAACTAATCCTGATGATGATCTTTATGAATACAAAGTCCCATACGACAGTGAAGGCAACTTTTGTCAGAAGGTTAGGTTGTGGGTAGATGAAACAGATGTTTATGAAGATTATATTTCTTATTGGAATAAACTTGCAAATTTTCCTTATCTAACCCGTAACGGATTGCGCTGGAAACACATCGAACTTATACCAGACCAACCAAAAAAATCAACAGCAGAACTAATCGCAGAAGTTAAAGACCCTATTGCGCAAGAGCTGTTTAAGATGTGTTTGGAGGGGGAGGAGTAATGGACAATAACTTCCCATTAATTTTATTTGTTGGCATCATATTAGGTGGTCTTTTAGGAGCACTTGTAGGGTCTAGTATTGTCGAGGTCGATCATAAAAAACACCTCAAAAAACTAGGATTATTCGAATACAACAAAGCCACTGGAGAAGGTCAGTATCTTGATTTAGGTGGTAATGTTATTCAGTTAGGGGAGGGGGATAAGTGAATCGCGAAAAAGTAAAAGAATGTTTTTTAAAAGACACTGCTAAACACTCAATGGTAATTGAGAAAGATGATGGCGTTTTTAGGCATATAGTATTTTCGAATAATGGCTCCAGCGTTTATAAGTTTAGGCTTACCACATTCCCTGGTTATTTAGTTGTTAGTGGAGATATGGGAGAATGGATCTTCTCAAGAATATATGACATGTTTAATTTCTTTGGTGATAGCAAAGAAAAATTGAGCATTAACCCTAGTTACTGGTCTGAAAAACTTGACGCTTCTAAGGATGGATACAGTGAATTTAGCGAACGTATGTTTTCTTATACTGTCAACAGAGATGTTAAGGAATATATAAATGAGAATGATGTTGATGATGATAAGATGAAAGAGATTAAAGAAGAGCTTGAGTTTATGATTGGAGATGCTAATGAATACAATTGTTATGAAAAAATGCATGAATTTGATTATAATTTAGACCTATCGATTTTTCAATATAGTTTTGAGTATTCATTTAAGGAATATACGCATCACTATCTATGGGCTTGTTTTGCTGTCGTTTGGGGCATTAATAAATATAACGAGTCTAAGGAGGTTTAGAAGTGAGCGAAATAGAATATACAAAAATAGAGAGGCCTGTTGAGCCTTACAGCGAAAGCGAAAACCCTGAGCAATGGTGTGATGTTTTGGCATGGGAAGAGGCTAGAGCAGATGAGCTTCAAAAGCAAGTCGAGGAGTTAACCAAAGCAAAAGCAAACAACAGCGACGCCTTAACAATCGCCTACATGTCAGGTGCAGAAGATTACAAGATTGCTAATCGGGAGCTTAAAAAGCAGGTTGAGGAGTTGAAGGAAGTTCTCGGTTATAGAGAAGTTAATCAAGCTCTAAGGCATGCCTACAAAGAGCCGGACTCTTGGGACTGGGATGGTGATGGTGGCCTCCTTAAAGTTTATGATGCTTATAAAAAATCATGTGCAATAATTGAGGAGCAAGAAAAAGATGGATGGGGCAATCCTAAAGATAATATCCAAGATACTTGAGGTGGCCTAGATGAGCAATAAAGTAGATAAAACCCAAAAATTAGTCGCAATCACATTGTCATTGATATGCGTGATAAGCTTTGCTTTAGATTGGTATTTGTGGAGGTTTAACTAATGGCTGAAGTTCGCTGGCGTTACGTCCTCACCGAAACAAGGCCATTTGCTAAAAATTGCCACAAGTGCAAAAAGCAATTAGGCAAGGAGATGGTTTTAAAAGAGACTAAAAGCGATTGTTTTACAGACGATTATATAGTAAAGTTTTTGCATCATGGATGTATGTACCTGGAGCCCGATGAGTAAGCTAATAACAAAGCTAATATCCAAGATTCTTGAGGTGATCACGGTTGTGTTTATAACCATGAAAATGACTGATTATGTGGATTGGTCATGGTGGTTGGTGCTTATGCCAACAATAGGGCCATTGATAATGGCTATTATCTTTATTTTTACTTATGCTTTGCTTACTTTTTTGGAGGTTAAGATTGGAAAAAATTGAATATGTAGAAGACAAAGAACTCTATCGAAATTCATGTAACAAAAACATTGAGGCAAGAGTCTATGAGCCAACAGGCTACACGATGGAGCACATTAAAGAGATTGAAGCGCAAAACCGTGATCTAAGAAAGATTTTAGAAATCTACAAGTCAGCCACTGGACTAGTCATTGACAATACATCATGCCAAAACCTCCCCTAGAAGATAAAGAGCAAATAGCCCTGATCAAGTGGGCTAGACGTCACGCTAATGAATATAATGGCCTTAAGTGGCTCTACGCAATAACAAACGAGAACTCAGAAGGGCCCGCTAAGGGGGCTTATCGTAAGGCCATGGGCGTCAATGCTGGGGTCTCTGATTTGTGCCTTCCTTATCCTAAAGAGCCTTATTATGGGCTCTACATCGAGATGAAGAAAAGGAAAGGGGGCAGGGCATCGGCTAAGCAAAAGGAGTTTAAAGTGTACTGCTCACTTGTTGGATATAAATGTGTGATCTGCAAAGGAGCCGCTGAAGCAAAGCAGGCCATTCTAGACTATTACAATGGGGCGTTAAAATGAGGTTATGGAAAAAAGGAAAATAAAAGACATTATTCTTTACGACAAAAACCCTAGAGTTAATAAAGATGCTGTCGATCATGTTCTTGAATCACTTAAAAGGCATGGACAAGTTAAGCCCATTGTTTTATCAGCTGCAGGTCATCCGTTCAAAGAGGAGGTTGTTTGCTGTGGTCACACGACCTTAAAAGCTCTTAAAAAGTTTGGCTCAAAAGAAGCTCTTGTAATTGTAAAACAATTTGAGTCTGAGGCTGAGTTTGTGGACTATAATATCAGGGATAATAAGGTTTCTGAGTTTGCAGAGTGGGACGAACAATTGCTTGCTGATTTGTCAGCTGAATTCGATATTGACCTCGCAGAGATGGGGTTTGATGATTTTGATATAGAAGGAAATGAAGGCTTAACTGACGAGGATGAAGTTCCCGAAGTTCCTGAAGAGCCAACGGCTAAGCTGGGGCAGATTTGGAAGCTTGGAGAGCATCGGTTGATGTGTGGAGATTCGAGTGAAGAAGATCAGGTTAATAAGCTTTTGTCTGATGAATCACCTAACACCATGATAACCGACCCTCCTTATGGCGTTGAGTACGAGGCAAACTGGAGAGCAGAGGCAAAAGGTAGAAAGAAAACCGAAAGAGAAGAAAGCTCAAGTCTTATGAATGATAACCAGGCCGACTGGGGATATGCTTATAGCCTTTTTAAAGGTGATGTAGCTTATGTCTGGCATGCTAGTGCATTTACTGATGTGGTAATGAAGGGTTTGAGGGATGCAGGATTTGAAATAAAGCAGCAGATTATTTGGAATAAAAACGTCCATGCCCTAAGTAGAAGTGATTACCATTGGAAGCATGAGCCATGCTGGTACGCTGTTAAAAAGGGTGGTGATAGAAATTGGAATGGAGGGAGGTCTCAGATGACAGTTTGGGATATAAAGTCCGTTATTTTTGAAGAAGGAAAGACTGCGCATCCAACTCAAAAGCCCGTTGAAATTTATACAAGGGCAATCGAGCATCACACAAATAAAGGTGAGTATATTTATGAGCCATTTGGCGGCAGCGGGACATCTATCATAGCTGCAGAAAAACTAAACAGAAGGTCTTTGACGATGGAACTCGACCCCAAATACTGCGAAGTAATAATCAAACGCTGGGAAGATTTCACAGGAAAGAAAGCGGAGTTAATCGATGCCTAAAGGAGTAAAAGGCTTTCAGAAAGGGAAAAGCGGAAACCCAAACGGGAGGCCAAAAACTAATAAGACTATTGCTGAGTGCTTGAGGCGTATAGGTGATGAGGCTTTACCCTCGGATAAATCAATGACAAAGCTTGAGGCTATAATGAGGAAAGTCTATAAAATAGCTAGTGAGGGAGATGCTTGGGCGGTAAACTTTATTGCAGATAGAACTGAAGGCAAACCAAAACAAATTATTGAGCAAGTAGGTGATGCATTTCCAGAAGTTAATTTAACTGTGATCCCCAATAAAGAAAAAGGCCAATCCGAAGATTGACCTTTTTACTACATCACAAGGAACAGTATTATACATGGACCTAAACCTTTATCAAAAACAATTCGATTATTTTTATGGTTCTGAAACAAAATACAACACCTTAGACAAGGGCCGTCGAACTGGTTTTACTCATGGTTCTGCTATTTATTGCCAGCTTGAGGGCTTACTCCAAAAAGAATATCGCTTCCTTTGGGTTGATACCGTTTATTCAAATATTGATAGGTATGTTGAGCGTTATTTTCTGCCAACATTAAAACAAATGCCTAATAATTTATGGTCTTGGGCTCCATCTAAAAAAGAAATGAAGATAGGCCATTGCGTTTACGATTTCAGAAGTGCCGATCGGCCCGAGAATATGGAGGGCTTTGGGTACCATAGAGTGATTTTAAACGAGGCAGGGATCATTCTTAAGGGTGATAAAGGGCGCGCGCTCTGGTCAAACTCAATCCTACCAATGACCTTAGATTATGCTGATTGCCAAGTCTTTATCGGTGGAACGCCAAAGGGTAGAAGGGGGAAGGATGGCAAAATTTCGCTGTTCACTGAAATGTGTACCCGTAACCATAAAAACTGGACCCATAGCCATATCAATACAGATGAAAACCCCCATCTAACTAATGAGGCAGTTGAAGAGGTAAGAGAGGAGCTTCCAGAGGGCCCAATCAGAGACCAGGAGTTTTATGGTAAGCACGTTGATTCGGTCTCTGGCATAATCAAAGACTTCTGGTTTCAAATTGATGAGACTCCGCTTTATGGTGAAACGGTACGTTCTTGGGACTTGGCTTTCACCGTTAAAAAGGCCAATGACTTTTACGCAGGCGTGAAAATGTCCCGCGATGAGACAAAATATCAGATACTTGATGTGAAGCATGGGAAGTTGACATGGCCAGAGCTTAAGCTTGAAATAATGAGCACGGCAGAATTAGACGGGCCTGATGTCGTGGTTGTTATTGAGGAAGCGGGGCAACAAGTGGGATATGTCGATGATATTTCAGCGGAACCGAGAATGGCAAATTACACGATTGTTGGCCAAGCACCAAAGGGAGATAAACTGGTTAGATGCATGAAATGGGCGTCAAGATTAAAGAGAGGTCAAGTGACTCTACTTAGAGGTGACTGGAACGAAGGCTTTATAACTGAGGGATGCTCATTCTCAAATGATGATTCTCACGCTCATGATGATAGACTTGATGGCGCGTCTGGAGCATACCAATATTTTAATTCTGAGCATATCGGTGTTTGCTATGTTTGATCTAGTCTGTATAATCTAAACCTATGCTTAAGAAGATATTAGCATTATTCGAGCGTAAAGCCGCCATCGCCGATAATCATCACTCTAATGTATTGAACGCAAGCTCAGCATCTTGGAAGAGTGTAAACGGTGAAGCATACGCTAAAGAAGGCTTTGCGCGGAACGTTATTGCTTTTAGATGTGTATCGATAATCGCTGAAGCTTTGAGCGATATCCCGCTTAAGGTAAAGCAAAACGGTGATGATGTTGGAGACGATCATCCGCTTGTTTTGTTGCTTAAAGACCCTAACCCAATGCAGACTGGTTCGGACTTTTTTGAGGAGTTTGCTTCATATCGCCTGATTGATGGAAATGCTTATTTTGAGTTAATGAATGGATCAATCACTGGACAACCTACTGAGCTATGGAGTTGGACGCCATTTTATATGACGGTGATCGGAGATGATGGCGAGTACATGCCGAGGGGCTACAAGTGGAATAACGGAAAAGTAAAAAAGCAATGGCCATTCATTCCAGAAAATAAAGGTTCAGAAACGATCATTCATTGGAAAAGCTTTAACCCGTTAAGTAAATTTTACGGAATGAGCCCAATGGAGCCCGGAGCCATGAGCATTGATCAGCACAATGAAAGCTCTGAATGGAACATGCGATCAATTCAAAATGGTGCGGTTCCTAGTGGATTAATGACCAGCGAAGGCGCTCCGATTCAGCCAAAGCAAGCTAAGAATATTAGAGCGGAAATGGATAAGAATCAACGCGGCCCTAAGAACGCTAGAAAAACTATGATCATGGAGGGAAAGCTTAAATATCAGCAATTAGGCATGACGCCCGTTGATATGGATTTCCTTAACACTCACAAGAACTCAGCTCAAGAAATAGCCGCAGCTTATGGCGTTCCACTTCAGCTTGTTCCACTTCCAGAAACTCAAACGAACCACAACTTTAAAGAAGCCCGTCTTCAATTGCATGAGGATACCGTGGGGCCTTTAGCTAAGGAAATGATCGGGATATTAAATAAGTATTTATCCCCTAGATACGGCAATAACGTTGAGATTTATTATGACCCTAACGATATTGAGGCCCTAGCCACAAAAAGAACTGATCGAATGCAGGCTTATGACAGCATCGGCTTTTTGACAGATAATGAGAAGCGTCAAGCCAACTCATACGAGGATTATACGCTTACGCCTGGGGCTGACTTCTTATACCAGACCGCGGGCGAGTTTCCTTTGGGTACTTTTGAGGATTTGCCACCAGAGGAGCAAGAAAAGGCCATGGCGGCGACGATAATGGATTATAAAGGCATAACAATAGAGGAAGCCACTAAGGAGGCTCGTGCCCTTATTCAATCCAGCAAATGAGGCAGAAAGACAGCGTGAAGCTATAATTCAAGAGCGCAATCGGATGATTCTTGAAAGGAAATTCATCCTTCCCCTCAATAGAGAATTCAATAGGGTAGCCAGGGAAGCCTCTAAGTCTAACGCTGATATGGTTTCGGTCATTAATCAGCATAGAAAGAACATCGCTGATATATTGGGAAAGCTTTACGCTGACACGATTGATAAAACGGCTAAGAGAACCATAAGCGAAGGACAGAAAGCTTTTGATATGGTCTTAGAAACGAAAGATATTGAGGGCGAGATAGGGCGCTTAATCACCCAATGGATTTTTGTGAATGCTTTAATTGAATCTAATCTGATATCAGGGACCACGGCTGATCTAATCGCTTCAGCTATTGCCGTTAATGTGGGAGAGGGAGAAAGGGTTATTTCGAAGGCTATTAGAGAGGCCGTTGGCGGCAACATTGCTCAGCATCGAGCGAGAACAATAGCCAGGACTGAAACCCACGATGCAAGCCAAGCATCACAGCTTGAGATGGTTAATAAAATGAACTTTCCTCCTGATGGAAAGGAGTGGGTGACGATTCAGGATGGACGGGAAAGAGACAGCCACAGACGATCAGACGGCCAAGAAAGAAAGCGAGAAGATCCTTTCGATGTAGGGGGAAAGAAGATGCAGAGGCCAGGAGACCGCAGAGGGGGAGCTTCTGAAGTTATAAATTGCCGCTGTGTGATGGTTTTTATAGACAATGATTTTTAACTTCTAAAATAGTTTAATGATCGCTGAATCTAAAGATAATACTGTCAAGACTGACCCAAGCGAAACCGTTGAAAGGTCAGAGGAGACTAATCAAAGGGTTTTTGATCCTGGTACTTATGGTCTCTTGCAAAAGATTTTGATTGAGATAAGAGGCCTAAGAAAAGACTTTATGCAAGCGAATGGAGACTTATGAGCGATAATGTAACAGTTAGCAACCCAAGTACTGGCGGCGTCCCGTCGATAATCACTAAGAACGGTAGAGGCTTAACTTCTGGAATTGATTTTACCTTAGACGAAGCCCTTACAGAAACCGGCGATACTTACAATATTACTACCGAGGCTTTGGCTATTAACGCAGCAGGCGAAACGGCGGTCTTTTATCTTAAAAACAATAATGATACTGAGCTAATTATTAATAATTTTATTTGTTCTATAAAGGATTTTACTGGAACAGACGATCAACCTTCTCTATTTTATTATAGAAATCCAACGTCTGGAACTATTGTCAGTGGTGCAAATAGCGCTCTTATTACCAACAGGAATCACGGTGAAGATACATCTTCTTTTGATATTGATGCTTTCAAAATGAATGCAGTAAGCGACACTTTAACGGGTCATGACGCAAAATTTGAAATACCTCTGGCTAGTACGGCTGTATCTACTTTTTTTGGTGATAATACGATTGTGGTTATACCTACAGGTAAAACTAATAGGATTCACTTACTCGCCTCCTTCTGGCGTGTCAACTATGAAGGTTTATTTCACGATCAACGCTATCTTAAACGGTACACAAATATGAGTTCAATAAGAAACGGTTATAGTGGTGCAAATTACGGGTCTAAGGTAGATAAGACTGGGCGGCCTATGGGGAAGGAGTTGTAAATGAGTCTGGAGATTTCGAGGCCAACCAAAACGGCGAGCAGTTTGCTTTAACTAGCGGAAAGATCACGCTAAACAGTGCCACGGAAACGGCTATGATCTACATGAAAAACACAGGAACGAGAGATATCTATATTGATCGTTTTATTGTCAATACACTAGAATCAAATATAGCTGACGGCTACTTTACAATAAAGCCTTACTTCCAGCCCACAGGAATGACGGGAGGGGCTGGCGATATTATCCAGGTTAATACAAAGCCAGGGTCTCCAGGCACTTTGACTCTTGACTCAGCCCGAGGCACTAACGGCGCAGCCCTTACAGGTGGAAGCCAATTGGGCGAGTGGTACATTGAAAATCCAACACTCTACAGGATTGAGGCCATTAGATGGTACCTCGCAGTTGGCGGCTCCATTGGTGTGACTTTCACAGCTCCGACGGGTAATACAAGCATGGTAGCCTCTTTTGCTGTTAATGCGCACTTAATACCAGAACTCGAATAGATGCCTTTTGATGGTCGCTTGGTGGATGGACCCTTTCACTTAAACATAAGTGATGAGGGGGCGGCTCATATAGTTTTGCACCCTCACCCGCCCAAGGGAGAGATTGAGGCGAGTGTTCCATTTAGGCAATTCTTTACTAACTCAAGCGGCTCCTCTGATATGAGGACTGATGGGTCCACGAATTCGGTTGAGTATTCGATAAGAGCTGAGCAAGAAAGAGATATTTACGTTGCATCTTGTGCCATTATCATATCAGACACAGGGGCGTCTTTGAGCCAATTCGGTTCTAACCCAGCGCTTTCAAATGGGGTTGTTTTTGAGTGGTTTACTGCTGACCTGGGGACGGTTACAATTGACGATTCTCTTAAATCAAACTTTGACTTTGTTAATCTTGCCGGCGGGAATCCTGCTTTTGGTGATGGGAATACAGCCTTTAGGGCTAATAATGTGGTAGGTAACAATGAGGCTTTTCTCCCTTTCCTTAGAATTCAAGATATTTTCGGAATACAGTATGGATTAAGACTTAGGGCTGGAAGCAATGACCGATTAAGCTTTATCGTAAGAGATAACACGACAGGAATTGAAAGATTCGATATTAAAGCCGGGGGAACTAAGTTCTAAATGGCTTACTACCAAAACCACGCCCTAAGCGAGGCAACAGCAACCTCACTGACACTCGACACCGTTTCAGTAGACGAAAACGATGGTCTTTTAGGTATCTGGGTTCAAAATGGTAACAATACAATAACAACCGCTCCATCTGGCTGGACTGAAGAGCATAATGATAATCCAGGGAGTCAGATTCGTGTAGGCGTTTACTCTAAGAGAGCGACTGCATCAGAGACGGCACCTAGCGCAACCTTCAGCGCGTCCAATGACATAGTTGGTGCTTATATACAATTCAAGGACATACTAGGAAGCGGATCATTTATTGATGGGTTAGCCACCACAGCTTCAACCGTTGATGCATCAGGTCAATTCATACAGTTTCCAAGTTTAACGACAACGGTAGATGATTGCCTGATTCTTTACATCATGGCTTGTGATGAGGCATCGCATAGGCAGTTTTATGGCGGTGTAACTTGGATGGATTACATTGAGTACGGTACAGATGTCTCCTTGTTCATAGGCTATGGATACCAGAAGACAGCGGGCTCAGTATTTAGGCCAACAATGACGGTATCAACTGGTGGCAATAGATGGAATCAATTGATCACTGTAGCGCTTAAGTCTACAGCTTCAACAACATTCTCACAGCCTACAGGGGCGGCGGACTCCGTGTCCATGCTTATGCCATTGCTAAATACTTCTTCAGGGGCTACAGCAGACCCTAAGTGGGCTCCTTCTTGGAGTGATCCGACTGCGGTTGTGTCAACTATTGACTTTAATGCAGTTACAAGAACTTGTGCGACTCCCAACAACCCGACAGGCTTAGGTACTCAAAATAGTGTCATGGGCGGCCTATTTCCAGACTCAGGGTCAATCTCAACAACTCCAACTACTGCGGATAGAGTTTTTCCAGTGCAAGCGGCTCTGACTGCATCTTTAGATTTGACTGGTAAGCTTGTTTGTTGCGGGATGAAAATGAGTAACCTTGACAGATCATCGACTCTTGAGCAGATTGGAGCCACTATCGCTCTAAGGTCAGCGACAAACTCTTACAGGATATGGCATGCTGGAGGAACTGATTCAATTCCCCCAATGCTTAACGGTGGTCCTATCATCTTTAACCCTGAAGATACAGGGAGCTATATCATTGATGAATTCAACTCTGGAATATGGGACATTACTGACATTGATGCTGTTATGTATTCCACATCAAAGAATGATGCTACAAACGCAGCGCAATATCACCTATATGGATTTTATATCTTAGAAAAAGCAGTAATAACTTCAGGCGGTTCAAGTAGCCCTGCAACATTTAACAACCATAAAGAGATAATTCTTTCAGCTAATATTGATTACACGGTTTTAACTAATAAAGGGATAGGTACATCTCAATTCCTTTTTGGGCATCCAATAAAAATCGGGGCCGGTGATGGTGATTTATATTGGGATAGTACAGGGCAATCTTGTGAATTCTTAGATGTCACTGACTATGATAATAAGATATGGAAAGCCTGGATTTCTGATGGTGATCTTGGTTGTGAAGTCGAAGCAATTGCAGGCGAAACCGCCATTCTAGATACTTGTGTTGTCGGTGGTCAAGGCTCAACGGTTCGCCCTTATGTTCGCTATCTGGCGACCTGTTCAGTTTCCGCCATATGGAGCCATGTAGGAGCGCTTTTCAAAAACTGTTCAGAGGTAACTCTTAGGCCCATTGGCGTGGGCGCTTATAGTGGACTAACAATATCCGGCTGCGTAGAGATAACTCACAACGGCGCAAACTTGTCTGGGGTTTCTGTTGTAGCATGTACCGATGTCCAGGCGATAACTATCACAGGTGCAACAGAGGCAGCGCTCCAGACTGCCCTAGATAATTTGGCAGAGATAACTTTCAATGGTTGTGACGATGCTATTAGAATTGAGTACACCGGAACGGGAGACATAAGCCTTGACTTTGATGCAATGACCTGGATAGGTAATACCGTTGACATTCACTATAATTCGATTAATGCCTCGGCATTGACTGCGGTAATGAAGAACGGATCAGACGCAACCACTAGCGCAATTTCTGGGGCCGCCACTGGCGTGACTATTCAGGCCCCTGTAGATACGTTTACAATAAACGTGAATGAGGCTGGGTCTCTTATTCAGATATGTACAACAGCTACTCAAAGTGTCTTAGCTTCTGCAACAAGCAATACTTTAGCTTATGAGCATTCGATGGATACGGTTGATTATATCATCCAAAAAGCTGGCTTTATCATTCAGAGATTCACAGGCCGGGTTCTATCTGGGTCTGAAACTGTCACGATTGAGCTTGTAGCTGATCCCGTTTACAATGGGAGCCATGGTCTTATTTATGGCACTGATATATCATATAATAGAGCCACTAAAAAATATACGGCGATAACCTCAAACGATGCCCCGCTTCAATACTCTGCTTTGGTTGATGCCTTCATTACTCAGGCTTCTTTGATAAATACCGATTTCCCAATGAAAGCCAATGGCCCGACGGCTTTCTTTTCGTGAATGATGCTGAATTCTTAGATACAGCCTCGATCAACAATTGGAAAAAAGCTGGGTTCACATACCAAGATTTAAGTGATGTAACGACAAGGGTAGATTGTGCAGTATATACGTTATCGACTGGAATACCTGGAGCTGCTCAAGCGAGATACCAGCAAGACGTCGGGATTACTACGGTAAACGCAAATCAAACACCGGGGCGATTGATCAGACTATTCAAGTTTATGGTGATGCGACTCATGGTAACTTTACCAAAGACACGCACTTGGTTGTAAAGTATCAAACTAATGGCTATCAACAGTCAAGGGTCGATGTTATTGATTTATACGGCATTACTAATTTAATCGGCCAAGCGTACCCAATAGCAACGCCATTCCTAGCCTTAGACGCAGCCACGGGAGACCCGGCAATTACAATTACTATTGTGGACCATTCTGCGGCGCCGATCACGGTTGGAGGTAAGCTATTTTCTTATGAAGTTCAGGACGGCGGGACTAATTCAGGACTAGACATTCTTAGAGAGATAAACTATAATAATTCATTGCCAGGAACTTATCAGGGCAAACCATCATTTAACTGGAGCGATATTGTTGGAGAAGCTGGGACCGCTTACGAAACGTTAAGAGGTTTTATAGAAGACGAAGCCGCTCAATTAGGCTTTTGGGTTTCAAGAGGTGGCTCGGATCATCCTGATTTTACAAGCTTCCAGTCTGATGATGGGACCTCCTATATCCCGGCGGTACAGGCTCAATCCTCAGTGCCTAACATTGTCGCAGGCTCTAGGATTCAAGTCTATAACGAAACCACCTTGGCAGAGATTGCCAATGAAGAGATTCCAGGCACTACCTATTCAGATTCATACATTGACGGCACAGACTTCTCGGCTGGTGATGTGGTAAGAGTGAGGCTTGCTGAACAGAATGGAGCTACAGCCCACAAGTGGTTCGAGGCTTTCACCGTTGCCACCTCTGATGGATGGAGTATTCTGGCTAATCAAGAAGTACTTGACGCTTATGCAGTTATTGGAATTGATGGCGAGACAGTGACAGAGTTTACCTTAGATAATGGCAATATTGAGATTGACGCTAATGACGCCGATGGCAAGAGCACAAAACAGAGGACTGTGGCATGGTTTTATTTTGCTGGAACTCTAGAGGAAGGGATAAGAAACTTTTTCGAAGGCATAACCCTAGAGGATGCAGGAAACGCTGTGATTAATACGGCTAAGGCTAATATCTTCATTGATAACACCTCAGCAAGACAGCTTCTGTATACCGATTATGATTTCAGATTGTATCGAGACGATGGTGAGGATTTTGTTTTATTCCCATCAACAGGAAATTATGGAATAAGCACAAACTCGGATAAAGTCTATACCAAGATCATAGACAACACCTCAACAGGAGGCGGGGGAGGACCTGGAGCTGCTGAGATTAAAACTAAGCTTAACGATACGAGAACCGGTCTCAAGGTGGCGGCTAGGATAATAAAAAGCGATGGAACAATCATTGTTAGCAATTTGATATGCCCCGAAGTTGCCACGGCTTATTACTCAACCACGTTTGACCTTTCCGGGGTCGATGACGGTGAGTACGCTGTTTATATGACTGATTCAAATGGTAACCAGGTGGGCGAAGGTGATCTTTATGTAAGGAATGAGCGGGAGGTTACCCAGCAATATTTCTTTAATGGAAGCCTTGATTCAGTCGCTAATGTGCTCAATTGTGAGAACAATGAGGACATGAGGGGGACGGATGGGGCGAATACAGTGACTCCAGATAATGCAAATATCTTGCTGGCTAGAAAGCATTTAACCAATCGAGATAAGATTGATGTCAATACTAACACCTTGATTAGATATGACGATGATGGAACAACGCCTATCGAGACCTTTGATCTTAAAGATGCGGCTGGTAACCCATCTTCTACAGAAGTTTTTGAGAAAGATCCGCAGTGAGCTTGATTACTGTAGGACTTGGCCTTGTCCAGAGAATTATCACGCGGGGACTTGGCGCTCTTGGCGTTCCATTTGGAGAAACTGGATGTTTAATTTATAAAAATATAAACGTAGAAAGCGAGTTTTCTAAAAGCCTTTTTCTTGTTACTGATATAAACAAAAGCCTAGCTATTGTCACGGATAAAGACAAAAACCTTAAATAATAACTTCATCTTTTTATAAAACGATAGACGTCTTGGGCTCAATCAGTAGCTCAATGAATATCACCACCAGTTTTTCTTTCTCTTCAAATGTTGAGAGCGAAATTCAGAAAAATATAAACGTAGAATCTGATTTAGAAACTGCAATTGGCATCAGTAGCCAGGCGGCTATACTGTCTAATAATGTGACAGTTATAAGTAAAGACCTGGGAATAAAAACGGTATTTTTAAAGAGCATGGAGCTATGTAATGGCTGACACAATAATTGCCGGTAATCAAGCGAAACTTATCGTCACCCTAACAGAGAACGATAGCGCTTATTTAGGCCTAGCCTCAGCCGATTTAGTTAGAGTTGCCTTGTTTGACATGGCTACCAAAACCATTGCATTGGAGGCAGATGACACAAGCCCGAACGTGATCTTAGATGATGGCGGTACAGGTATTGTCTCATGGCAACTTTTAAGCTCCGAAACTGCTGTCCTACCAATTGGAACCTATGGACTTTCTATTCAATCAACAACGGGCACAGCGGTCCTAGAGTGGATTGAAGACTCGAGCATAAAGATCATTCAACAGATAATTCCGAATACATGAAAGCACTAACGGGCGACCAGTACATCAAAGTTAAGGATATGATTAAGGAGGAAATTGCTCCTGTCAAAATTGATGTGCAGAAAAATGAAGATGATATTGGCGATGTGAAGATTTGTCTTGCCAAAATTACCTCAGTTGCAGATTTCTTAAAATGGGGAATTCCCATAGGCATAGCCGCAGGAATTTCACTAGGTTCTATTATTGCAAAACTCGCTTGACACTTTATAATCGTATGCTATGGAACTAAAACGAGTTACAGTACCCTTCGAAATGAAGGCCCCAGCCGATGAGCAGGGCTATTTTGAGGGTTATGCTTCGACGTTTGGAAATGTTGATCTAGGCAATGATGTAGTCGTTGAGGGAGCTTTTAAAGAGTCCCTTGCGGAGTGGAACGATAAAAAGCAACTTCCAGTTATGCCGTGGTTCCACAATATGGATAAACTTGTAGGCGATTTCCTTTCAATGGAAGAGCGAGCAGAAGGGCTTTTTGTTAAAGGTCAATTCTGGCTTGGAGAAAAAGCCACCCAGCTTTCGCAGATGGCATATAACCTCTACTCTGGCACAGGGCCCAAGGCCATGTCTATTGGGTACAAAACTCTAGACTTTGCTGATGAGGCGGTTGACGGTGAGATGGTCCGAATGCTTAAGAAAGTTAAATTGTTTGAGGTTTCAATTCTTCCCTTTGGGATGAATCCTGAAGCTGTAGCAACGAACGTAAAAACACTTATCCGGGACGATGGACAAGCCCCAGATAAAAGGTCCTTAGAAAGATACCTCCGCGATGGTGGCCTTTCAACAAAGCAGGCCAAAACCTTATTGTCTAAAGGTTATGCTGGTATTTCTCGTGATGAGGAAAACGCTCAACTTTTAGCAATGTTGAAAGAGTCCACTTTTTAAACTATTTTTCTTGAGGAAGGTATGAGCGAAGGCTTAGCAGAAATCAAAAAAGCTCTTGGAGAAAGAGCAAAGGACTGGGAAGAGTTCAAAAAAACCAACGATGATTTATTAGAAAAAAAAGCTAATGGTGATGCTGTTGCTGAAATTGAACAGAAAATTGACAAGATCAGTGATGGTCTAGACAAAAAAACCGATGAGATCACCAAAGCTGTAGAAAAGCTTGAGGCTGATTTTAAGAAAAAATCTGAGTCTAATGGTTCTAACGAGAAAGAAGAGCTTCAGATTAAAAAAGATTGTTTTAACCGCTTAACTAAAGGCATCGCAGACGGTGCAAAAGGTGAAGACTTAATCTCTAGCATGAGCGACATTGAGAAGAAACTTCTTTCTGTCCAATCTGATCCTGATGGCGGAATCACCGTATTTCCTGACACTTCAGGCCCTACTCGTGGTCAAGTCTTTGAAACTAGCCCATTGCGTCAAGTTGCTTCTGTGACTACTACAGGAACAAGCGAATACGAAGGCTTTTATGATGATGATGAAGCTCAAGCTTTCTGGACTGGTGAAACTCAAGTTATTGGGAATAGCACAACTCCAGAACTGGGCAAGTACACAATATCAACTCGTGAGCTTCAATCGAACCCACCTGCAACCTTAAAGATTCTTGAAGACTCAAGTATCAATATGGAGCAATGGCTCATGGGTAAAGTTGACCGCAAGTTTACAAGAAGAGAGAATAATGCTTTCGTTCTTGGTGATGGAGTACTTCAGCCTAAAGGCTTCTTGACTTACCCAGCTTCAGCAGACTCGGACATTTATGAGCGTGGAGCAATTGGCCAAGTCGATTCAGAAGCTAATAGTGTAGTTGCTTTTGATGACTTTATTAATCTTCAATATTCTTTAAAACAAGAATGGAGAGATGGTGCTGTCTTTGGCATGAATAGGGGCACTCTGAGAACCACTAGAAAGCTTAAAGATTTAGACGGTCAGTACCTATGGGAGCCTAGCGTTCAAGCTGGTGAGCCTTCTATGATCTTGGGTCAAAGAACTATTGAACTAAATGACATGCCCGACATCGGAAATGACACTTTGCCTGTTGTTTTCGCAAACTTCGCTGACGCTTATATGATCGTTGATCGCTTAGGTGTTTCTGTCTTGCGTGATCCGTACTCATCTTATCCGACAGTGGTCTTTAAGACGAGGAAACGAGTTGGTGGTCAAGTGATCGGCTTCGATTCAATCAAACTTTTGAAAGTAACAGCCCCATAAGGAGGATACATTGAGCGCTTCTAAAGATTTACACAATCATATTCAACCTGTTAACTCTATCGCCCCAGTTGCGGCCCCTGGAACTGGTGCCACAAATGGCGACGCGGTTAACATTTTAGGTCCAACAGGCGACCTTCGCGGCTACGAGTCGATGGAGTTCATCGTGTCGACTGGTGCCCTAACTACTGGAACTGTAAAAATCCAGGAGTCTGCTGATGGGTCGACCGGATGGGCTGACGCTGATGGCACTGTTGATACACTGCCACAAGGCGGCGGGAACTCTGAGGTTGTTTCCCCATCAAGTCAAACAAAAATCGGTTATGTTGGAGACAAGCAATTCGCGAGAGCGGTTGTGACTCTATCTGCTGATGGACCTTTATCTTGTGTTGCCATTCTCGGTAACCCAAGTAGATTTAAGGTATAGTTAAAAACTGGGGGTTTCGGCCCCCTTTATTTTTCCACTATTTTAAAAGGCACTTAATGAAAAAAATAATCGTAACAAAAAAAGGACATGGAGATTTTAAGCCCGAGTTTAACAAAGGCAATAGCAAACCAATTCCTCAAGAAGTTGATGACTCCGTTGCTGAATTATTAGTCTCTATCGGATGCGCTATTTACGCAAAAGACGCTAATAAAAAGACCCGAGTTGCTATCAAGCAAATGGACGGCGAAACAAAAGCCGTAGTCGTTTCAGAAGAAAACAAATAAATAATGTACGCCACTGATTTAATTGAGCGCTCCAGCGTAACCGAAGCGCCCTTAATTACTCCAATCAGTGGCGATGACATAAAGGCACAGGTAAGGCGTCCGGCTAGTTTCACTACAGATGACGCCTTGTTTGATATGTACGCTTCGGCGGCTGTAGAACAAGCCCAGAATTATACAGGGCGAAAGTTTATCGATCAAGAGATCACCACTTATCTAGATTGTTTCCCGGTAAGCGGGTATAATAATGTGTACTGGACAGGAGTTAGGCAAGGCACTGAATCAATGTTCAAGAAAAGACGGCTCTGATTATATCGAGCTTCCATTCCCTCCGACTCTTTCTATAACTCAGGTGAGTACATTCGATGATGCTAATAACGAAACGGTTTACCCGGCTACTAATTACTATCTTGATAATTATGATCCTGATATGTACTCTAGACTTGTATTTAACATAAACGCCCCGACGCCTTCAAGTCTTAGGAATAGAAACGCGGTTAAGATTGTATTTAGGGTTGGGTATGGAGTAAATAAAGAAGACGTTCCCGCAGATATGAGGATAGGAATGACCATGATAGGGGCCTATCTGTATGCGAATAGAGGGGATTGTAATGATTGCTCGTGCATTGCGGCTTCTGGGGCTAAGTCTTTTATTGATTCTAATGTGATCCATAAGGTTAGATGAGCTGCGGCATAAACGCTGGTTCATTTATAAATCAGCTAACCATTCAAATCAATAACCCCGTCGCCGATACTTCAGGAGGTCGGGCGGATAATTGGTCAACTCTTACTGAGCTTTATGTCGCGGTTAAGTTTAAATCTGGTGGTGAGTCTTTCCAAAAGCAGAAAGAAAACACTCAGAAAACTTTAGAGTTTACAACCTGGTTCGATGAAAGTATTAGCCCTGACCTTGGCACCCTTCGCTTGGTTTATAGGAACAAGGTTTATGATTTCCTATCTGTAGAGAATATTGATGGGATGAATCAATTCATGAAAATAAGAGGATCTCTCTTAAGGGACAAATCAGTTTGACTAAGTTTTGCGGAGATAAGTATCTTCTTCAGCTTGGGACTGATGATCCGGTCCCTGTCTATTCGACAATAGGGTGTCTCCTCGATACATCCATCACATTAAGCAAAGAGCCTGTAGACGTAACTACTAAAGCAAGCGTAGGCAATAAAACCCTCCTGCAAGGCTGCGGAGTAATTGGGTACTCAATATCAGCAACAGGATTCTTCAGCGATAACGCAGCTTTAAAAACGGTCCAAGACTCAGCGGCGGCTAGAGTTCATAAGAATTTTAGGCTAATCTCTGAAGATATTTATTTCTATCAAGGCGTTTTCGAGATCATAACCATTGAAAGGGCTGGTTCATTCAATAACGCTGAGACCTACGCTTTGACTCTTGAGAGCGCTGGCCAGATTTTGATATTGAGTAATGCTAATTTTTGGTATGATGATGGTACTGGCGGATTAGTTAATCCGTGGGATGACGGCGACATTTGGCAGGATTGAAATAGATGCAACAGACTTTTAATGATGGCGAAACCCTAGCAAATGTTAGAGGTATTATCAATAGCAATGCTGATGATGTCACTGAAAGAATGGTCTCTAGGATTGAGAACGTTGCCGACTTAAGAAACTTTGAGCCTGGATATAATGATCAATGTGTATTTTTAATTCAGCATACATCAGGGGCAAAAGGTGGAGGTTTAGTATATTATGACGCCTCAGACTCCACAACCCCAGATGATGATGGGTTAACATTTGTCACTTCAGGGGGCGCTAGATGGAAAAGGAGATACCTTGAGGTTATTGACGTACAGATATTTGGTGCAATTGGTGACGGTGTGGTCGATGATTATGACGCAATACAAGCGGCATTGGATACAGGTAGAAGCGTATATTTTCCTGCCGGAACATACCTAATTAATACGGGATTGGTTGCAGAAAATCAATCATTCACTGGGGAGAACTGGCGCCTAACTACAATCAAAACCGCTGCAACAATAGTTATGCTTACAGCTAACTCAAGTACAGTGGTTGAAGATATACAATTTAATGGATCTAATGGTGACGCCACAGGCATCCAGGCTCCATTTGGCAACAGGGTAAATGTAAACCGTGTTAGAATTGAATATATGGCCAGAGGATTAGTGGTTTTGGACATGCAAAACAGCTTATTTTCTGATGTCTATTTAAGGTATTGTGATTTTAATTTATATATCGATGGAGCCGAAAACTGTAAGTTCTTAAATATGAACGGTGCTTTTGACAATATCCAAAGGGCAATCTTGTCCACAAGTAGAAATATACTTGTCACTGACGCAGTTTACGGAACAGTAAGGAACTTAAATTTCTTCGGNGGTATTTTTGAGCGTGGTGGGACAATATCTNATTATTGCATGGAGGTGACTGGGGCCACAAATATGGCTCTATTTGGCACAGAGTTAAATGGTGGTGGTTTAGGTGTAGTTAAACAAAATGGAACCTCAGATTTAAGATACACAGATTGCGATTTTTCACTATTGGGAACGAATCCGGCCATAGTTTGTGACGATGACTCAACTTACACACTTAGGGGTAGTAACGCTTCAGGATCAGGCGGAAGAGACATTAACGGCTTGATCGTTGGGGGCATCACAAGAGAAATAGATTTTGGTGAATTTAGGTTTGATTATGGAGATTTAGGATGGGTTAATTCAAGCGGTGGGTCTTTTGTTTACAATGCGACAACTCGATCCCTTGACTTGACGACAGCCTCAACAGCTCAAGGCACAAGATACACCTACGCATCTGGAACACCATTTGACCCCAATATTTTGGAAGGGAGATATTATATTATTGAGGTTATTTTATCCGACATCTCAACAGCTAACCCATGCGGAATATATGTTTCACTTCCAATCTCTCCATTCAGGAGACTATTGGGAACAGCAACAGATGGGTACAATAAACTTGTTGTTCCTTCTGATATTGATGATGGACTTGGCTTTGAAGTAACAGGGGAAGAGGTGGCAGCCAAAACTTTTAAGTTGCGTTACTTCCATGCCCAGATTGTTTAATGGATGGATTAAAGGTTCAGATTCTTGGCAAGGATGCTTTCAAGAAAAGCTTATTGACTAAAGCTGCCGCTATCCTTAAAAACGAAGGTGAAGCAACGGCTAGAGCCACTCGCTTAGTTGAAGGTAGCGCAAAAAGAAAGGTCAGAAAAAAAGGGTCCGGCATTGTGTACGGCAAGCATCAAGCCTCGTCTCCTGGCGAGCCCCCTGCAAGTGATACAGGTAATTTAATAAACCTAATCTCAACAGAAGTCACATTCTTAGGAAAGAGAAAGGGGTTCGAGGGAGTCGTTAGGTCTGGGGCTGACTACTCAATGGCTCTTGAGTTCGGCACTAGGAAAATGTCAGCGCGCCCATTCCTTAAACCTTCACTTCTTGAAAACTTACCAAAGATTAAGTCTTTATATGAAAAGGCACTAAACAAGGGCTTAAACGCAGAATGAGCGCCTTTCAGGAGACACTAGAGAATATCATCGATAGACTAGTCAATGATGCCGGTGTTTCTGCATTTGTAGGCAGTAGGGTTTACAGTAATATTCCTCAAGACGAATCCTTTCCATATCTAAGCGTTCGTAGTGAAAGTTCTGAGTTTACCACCAAGGACTCAAACGGATTTAATGCCACGATAGTGATAGACATTTGGTCTGATTATTCTGGAAAACAAGAGTGCAATCAGATTGCTGATGCCATTTATGCTTCAATGCAAAACATCCCATACGCTGGTTTATCAATCAAGTCTTTGTGTTTGCAGTTTCAGAATTATAATGTATTCACTGAGCCTGATGATGAGACAACCCACGGCGTAATGAACTTCCTTCATTTATATTCCAACTAATGAGCGGGTTTTCTGGCGAGAGCTATTTGATACAGCTTGAGGATGCGGTCACTCCAGGCACCTTTAATTCTGTAGGTTCAATGAGGGACACGTCCCTCTCAATAGCCAATGAGTCGGTCGATGTCACCGCTGAATCAAGCGCAACAGCAAGACAACTCTTAGCTCAATGTGGGGTTAATAGCATGAGCCTTTCTGGCTCTGGGGTTTATACAAGTGATGAGACTGTATCTCAGCTAGAAACTACTGCACAATCAAGAGGCGTGCTACAATGTAGGTTAATTTCAGCTAAAGGTGATCAGTACGAAGGGCCTTTTTTTATTGCAAGCTTTGATAGAAACGGTGGCTATAACACAGCCGAGGAGTATAGCACCACTTTCGAAAGTGCCTCGGACATCAACTATACGCCAGCACCTTGAAGGAGATAACTAATGGCTAAATATTGCGGATTACTATACATCATAGAAGTTGAAACCACAGCGGGTTCAGGAACTTTTACTAAACTAGGCAACCTTAGAGACACGTCTTTGTCCAGCTCTAATGAGCAAGTTGACGTGACAGATAAGGACTCAAACAAGAAGCGTGAGCTTTTGAACTGTGGAGTTCACTCTAAGTCTCTTTCTGGTTCAGGTGTTTTCACTGATAACGCTATGCTTTTGATCGTCCAAGCTAGATCAGATGATGGTGCATTATGGAACTATAGAGTAACTTCAGAATATGGTGATCAGTACGAAGGAGCCTTTCAGACTTCTGGATTTGAGAGAAACGGTGGCTATAATGGCGCAGAGGAGTATTCTGTATCATTAGAAAGCTCAGGAGATATCGCCTACACGGCAGCCCCATAACATTTTAAAGGAGTAATTTATGTCAGCACGCGGCACTGTTGATTTTGAGTACAAAGGAAAGAAGCTTTTCTTAAGAGGCGACATCGAAGCGATGGATGAGATTGAGGATTTTCTCAATGACACCATGCTAGGCCTTGGGATTTATTTGTCTCAAGGCAAAGGTTTAAAACTTAAGCAAAAAGCTGCATTAATTTGGGGTGGCCTTAGAGGATATTACCGGTCCAAAAACGCTATCGAGGACGCCCCATCTTTTGAGGAAGTTAGAGAATATATTTATGAGAAAGGAATCATGGAGCAAGACGTTCTAATGGCCTGTTCTAAGTTCATAAGATTCTCTTCAGCTACTGAGGACGAGATTGAGGCGGCTGAGAAGTTACCTGGAAAAAAGATCACGGACTTTCAGGAGACGCAGAGCTAAAGCGATATGAGCTTGTCTCCATCGCATGCGTTGAGCTTGGGTACACTCCCGATCAGGTCTGGAAAATGACCTACCGGGAGCTAGCCCCAATCTTACGTTTAAAAAAGACGGGCAAGCTAAGAATGGAAGCTCCACGAGACGCTAAAAAAGAAATGGATGACATGGTTGCTAGACTAGAAGCGAAAGGCGTAAAATTTGGCTGAGATAGATGATCTGATCGTTAAGATTGGCGCTGATGTCAGCGAGCTTACCACGGCCATGAAAAAGGTCGAGAAGAACGCTGATGATGCAGGCAAGAAAGTAAATGATGAATTCAAGAAAACTAAGGGTGGATTTAATGCCGCGATAGATGGAGCTAAGGCTCTAGCTGTTGCTGTGGCTGCCGCCGCTGCTGCTTTCAAGGTTGCCGAGAAACTGGTACAGTCATTCGCTGGGGCAAGGACTTTAGGCAAGCTAGCCAAAGGGCTACAAGTAAGCACTGAGGAATTTTCTAAATTAAATAACCTTACTCTTTCCCTAGGCGGAGAGACTGAAGACTTAGCTGATACCATCAAAGACTTAAACGAGCGTATCGCAGACGCCGCAGCAAACGGGGGCGAGTACGATGAGGTTTTACAGTCAATGGGGCTTAGTTCTCAGGAGTTAGCTAAGTCAACGCCCACAGAACAACTCACTAAATTCTTTTCAGCTCTTCAAAATGTTAATGATGCTGGTAAAGAAAACTTTATAGTCAATACGCTTGCCGGTGATGCTGGCTTTAGATTAGCCGGTGCCTTTAACGAGATTGAGGGTAGCGTTTCGGATGCAGCTGAGGAGATGGCTAAAATGATCGCTCCTCTTACAGACTTAGAAAACGCAGCCGTTTCAAAAATTAGCAAAGACTTTGCTTTGATTGGGATTCAGGTTGATTCGTTATCAACTAAACTTTCTGTAGGATTTGGGGCGGCGATAAACGTTGCTTCTGATGCGTTCTCTACGTTTGGATCAGATATTCAAGATTCCATTCCTGACTTAGAGACTTTTGCTGGGGTTGGGGCTAAGGCTTTTATTGGGCTGAGAATCTTGATTGAAAATGTAAATGCTAGACTGGAGTTCACAAGAGGAGCTTTTCTAAAGGTTTCTGCTGGAGCCATTGGCATGGCGGCTTCAATACAGGCAGCCACTGGGTCTAGTAGCGAATTCCTAAAGAATATGGCGGCTGAAGTTCATAAAGAAGCTGATGCAGCCCTAAAGGAATCTAGTAAAAGCGCCATGGATATGCTTGACCTTTTGACCAGCTTTGGTGAAGAGGCTAAGGCTAAGCAGATGCAATTCATGGAAGAGATAAGAATCACCGCTCAAGAAGAGGGAGAGGAGAGTCTTAAGCAAAGGACTCTTTACGAGGAGCTTTTTACAAAAGAGCAACTCAAGCAAATGGAGATTAGAAGAAAGATGGGTAAGGGAAACTTTGCTCAACAGATGAAAGACGCTGGGAATTTCTTCAATGCTGTTTCGGTACTCATGAATACAAATAGCCGTAAGCAATTCGAGATTGGCAAAGCGGCAGCAATTGGTGGAGCCATTGTGGACACATACAAGGCAGCTACTGGCGCCTACTCCGCTTTATCAAGTATTCCTATCGTCGGTCCAGCGCTTGGAGCTGTGGCTGCTGCCGCGGCTGTAGCGGCGGGATTGGCTAATGTAAATGCAATTAAA